TTAGGTAAAAAGCCTGATAGCTTACCTACAATCTTTCCTAGCTTAGTGTCTTTAAAAGGTTTCTTATCCATATACCCAAGTTACATTAGCAGGCTTATTAGGGTCGTTATCAACGTGTATAAATGTCTTAGCTATTCCTATCCTAGTGAATCCTGCTTTTAATAGTGATGTTATTATTTTATGTCGCTTCACGCTATCTGTACAAGCTATATCTGCAGCAAATCCTTTGGTGTGAGATGAGTTATCTACTCCACCTACTTTCCTGTTATGTTCTAGAGTTCTATAACCACTAGTAATCCTAAAAGATGTATCAGCAAGTGAGCGTGCCTGGTCAAGTCTACTTAAAAACTCCGAATCCATAGCTTCACCACTTCCCACCATATCAGGACTATCAAACTCAGAAAGTTTAAAATATTTCATAGTATCTTACCAATTAACATACTTGTAAGAATCATAATAAGCATCCAAAATAAACCAAATTGAAACTTATCCCAAGTACTACCCTCTTTCTTTTGGTGTAGCCATACTTTAAATTCTATAAACTTAAATACTATTTTATCAATTAGCTTTCTCATTTATTTTCTCGTTTAGTCGTTTAATATCTTTTCTTACTCTTTCCCTTTCAAGTTTTATTTCTAATATCTCGCTTTCTAAAACTCTAATGTCTGGAAACACATAAGTATTTTGATTGTATCTTAGTCCTTGTATCTCGTTTTCTGTGTCTGTTATTCTGCCCTCTAAATGTGTGTACAGTAATACCGCACTACCTACTAATATAACTATCTGTATTAGCCATTTAATGTTGATTGATATTCCTGCATCGTCATTTAGCTTAGGTAGATTTTCTCCCATTAAATTTGCCTTTCAAGTAATAGAATAATTCTTTTCCTAATAGACCAAAGAAACCACCGACAAGACCAATCATTGCGGCTTGTGCTACACCCATAATAGTTATTGTTGATAGGGTTGTAAACATAAACCCACTTATAAATGATATTTTATTGTCCATAATATATGGGGGCTTTTACACCCCCTTTAGTTTATTAAACGTAAGTAAATCTAATATAAAGAAAGGATGAAGCGTTAAACCCATTTCCGTTAGAAGACGAATTCATATCAAACGGACCTAAACTACCGCTAGCGCCGAACGTAGCGGCGTTTACTGCATTTGAGAATGTTGGCGCACCACTACCAGGATACCTGCTTGTATCAATAATGTGATGTCCACCGTGATAACCAGTACCTGCGCAATATGATTTAAACTCATTTGTTGCATTTGTACACCAAGAACCACCACCATTTGGAAGGTTTGTGTTGTGGGTATAATTAGCGTTATTTGCTACATAAGGACTTACATTATTGCTATAAAAAGTAACTAAACCACTTGTAATTGGGTCTATGTATGATTTTGTATGCTGAAGTGATGCTGTTAAACCTCCGCCTGTGTAATTTGTATATTTTGTATACCAATTTGTAGCATTGTGAAGCGCATAAGTAGGTACAAATGATGACAGCGTTGTTGCTGCTACTCTACTTCCGTAAGTAGTTCCTGCTGAATTTGTAGCAAATGCCCAACAATAATAGGTCGTATAACTACTTAATCCACTTATGTTTCTTAAATAACTTCCTGTTGTTCCGCTAACAGTATATTTTGTATTATTTGTTGGGGAAGCACTATTTGTGCCAACATAAAATCCTCTTTCAGTTATGGTTCCGCCACCATCCGATGTTACATTACCATTTGCCCTTAAACTTGTTTGACCTACATTACTAATAGCATTTGTTGTTACGCTTGGTGCAACTGCATCTACATACCCATAAAAATCTGACATAGCATCAGGTTCTGCAAAACCTGCTGAATCTGACATTGAACCCAAAGAAACATCTGACTGCGGCACGCCAAGTTCAACTCCTATGTCTGCATATAATCGTAATTCACCGCTACTTGGTACTGCCATAATTAATCATTTATAAGTTCATCACACCCAAGAGACGTTTTTACTAACTCATAGGCTTGCTGTATTTCGTTTTTTTCGGAAGAATAATCAATTTCTTGATTTGAAACAAATTCTTGTACAATATGTGAATCTATATCGTTTGTTCTGTCTTCTTTATTTTCATATACTCTATAAGTTATATTAAATAAAGTTTTATCTTCTTGTTTACTTTTAAATTTCCAACTCATTAAACAATGAACTGTAACATAAACATCTTCGTAATCAGTTGAGATTGAATCAAAAACAGGCACTTCTACTTCTTCACTTGTTCCTGCTTTGTCAAAATCTGGATGACCTTCAGGCAAATCAGATGGATATTCAACAGTTTGCATTTCTGTTTCCCCTGTATCTACTATCTCATATTTTGTGTATTTTCCTACTAACGCCATTATTTAGATTTTAAAGATTCAACTTCTGCTTTTAATTCCTTGATAGCTTCAATTAATGCAGGTACTAATTTTTCATATTTTACTGCTTTGAATCCATTATCTCTGTCGGTAACTAACTCTGGAAATACCGCTTCAACTTCTTGAGCAATTACTCCAATGTCGTGTCCTTCATAAACATCTTGCTTATCGTTCCAATCAAATTCATATCCACCTAATTGAGATACTTTGTCTAAAGCACCCTCAATAGGTTTGATATTATCTTTTAGTCTTTCATCAGATGAATAGAAAGCCACTACATCGTTAGTCGCTCTAATTAATCCTGCGGTTGTTGGAGCAGCAGTTCCCACTCCTAAACTGTTAATTTGAACATCGGCAGTAGTGTCAATTTTACCACCATCTACCGCTCCTGTAGCAATAGTCAATGCAGTTGCTCCCGTAACATCTCCTGTGTGAGTAGCGTTAGGTGCAGAGTTAGTAAGTGTGAAATTTGGATATGTTCCACTTATTGCGATATCTCCTCCGTCAGTTAATGCTACCGTTTGGTCTGGTGCGTCATTTGTTACCGTTACTACGCCTGTAGTTTGGTCTACTGAAATTCCTGTTCCTGCATTTACAGAACTTACCGCCCCAACAACATCGTTAGATGCAATTGTAAAGCTTGGATAAGTTCCTGTGATTGTTACGTTTTGACCCGCCGTTAATGCCACGGTCTGGTCAGGTGCATCATTAGTTACTACAACCGCCCCCGTAGTTTGGTTTACGGAAATACCCGTTCCTGCTGTTACCGAGTTTACATCTCCTGCATCGTCAGCATAGAGTTCTGTAAAGTTGTCGTTTACTTTGTCAAATGCGGTTCTTAATGGGTCTCCTGTACCATCATTAGCAACCGTTCCGATATTAATTGTTTGTTGTGCCATTTTGTTTTTTTATTATTAGTATTGTGTTTGGTCTGCCGTATATTGATTAGTATCTGCTAAAACTAAAGTAGTATCTGCTCTGAAAGTACTGCCATCTGCATCAGAAGGATATGCTATTCCCCATCCGTTTGTAGCGTTTACTTCTCCAAACCAACTACTTTCGTATATCTTTCCCCAACTTATTTCGTTTGCCATTTTTTTCTAGGTATTTCTTTAATTTAGTTAAGTTCTTGTCCTTTGGTTTGTATCTTGCTTTCATATCTATAATACCCATCCTTGAAATGTTGCATCGTGGTCAGGGTGTATATCATCATTTATATTAGACGTATATTCAGGATAGCTAGACTGGTTAAAAGACATATAGTCAATAAACCTTCTAGTGTAGTATTCAGCAATATCTCTCTCCTTAGCTACTAAGTAATCTACCTCATCTTTAGATACTACCTCAGAGTTCTCGCTTGTGTGCTTATATATTCCTCCATTTTTAATAGAGTAAGCAGCAAACGGCAAATAGTCCACCATAGCAAAATGAATAAGCATAGGCTGAACGTAACTGTTTACTAGTGTCAAATAGTCTCCTGATAGCGTTCCTGCAACTATATCTGCAGATATTTTATTATAGAGCTTAGAACCTAGATAGTTCTTAACGTGTATCTCTTGAGCTATTTTTATAAATTGAATGAACTTGTCAGTATCTACATTACCATCTAGGATGCTATTGCGTACTAAGTCAGTTCTTGTTATGAATAGTGCTATTGCCATTTATCTTTTATTTACAAATCCATTATTAGGCATATCAGTAGGTCTAGTAGCTACTTTCTT